TTCATTTTCCCCACTTATCACGTCCAACGATTGTAGCCATAATTCCATAGTTTGAAACATCAAGATAAGCATCTTCTAACGGTTCATCTTTAACAGCTGATTCTCGATTGTTCATCAGTAAAGTTTTTACTCGTTGTAGTTTATCATTCATACGAAACCACAAACCTGTAAGTGATAACTTTATCTCTTCTTCAGTTTGTAACTGAGTTCCAACAGAGATATTACCAGGACCATAGTCGTGTTGCTTATGTAAGAACAATTCATATTGTTCTCGTTGTATTTTTCTGAACTCTTCTGTCATCTCTGGCCATTCTTTTTCCATCTGTTCTACTATTGATTCTGACGTAGACATATTCTTAGAGTCTTTTATAACTTTCATATTATATTCCTATTTACATAACTAAATATACGAATAAAACCATATACAAGTCAAGCTTTTTATTCATTTCCTGCAGTATATCCACCGATACTACCGAGTACATTTAGACCTGCAGATGCTATTTTTTTAGGTTCAACTCCCCATTTCTGACAAAATTCTCCTAATTCTAGCATACCACCTTCAGTAAGCATGTACATTTCAACCATGTCATATGCTTCTCGTTTACTAACTTTTTCGTGTAATGCTACTACGTTGATTAACCAATCTGGTTGTGCCATTTGATTTCTCCCTTTTGTATATTTTAACCATTGTTTTTTCTTTGGTAAAACATTTGTGTATAATTTGTATAACTCTTTAGGTTTTAAGTTATACTTCTGTAATTCGTTTACTAATTCAACCCATTCCATCTTCATCGATAGAAACCGATGAGTCATATAATTAGACCAAGACTTCTTATCTTCGTCTGATATCTCTTCCCAATACTTAGGATTTTGAACCGATGTTATCTGCTTGATGTGGTCAAATAGACTCTTTTTTTTTACCGAAACTGTTTTTCTCACTCATATGTCCAAACGTGGTAAATCATTTGGGTCAGGTACAATCTCTTCTTCTAAACCAGCAACGTCTAACATACCTTCTGCAACTTTACCACAATTCCCACAACTATATACTTGAACAGGAATTAAAGCTTCTTGACCATTCGGAGACATGAGTGCAGATAGTTTTTTTAGTATGAATGATGTTATAAATAAGTAGTTATTACAATCATTACATTTAATAGTATCTGCCTGTTTCAAGTCAACTTGTACTTGTTTTTTTCGTTTAGGTTTACGTTGATATGGGTCCATATTTATTTTTCCAAATCTTTTCTAATTTGAGTGAGTTCTGCTTTGTTTTTACGTAACTCTTCTTTAACCGCAGCCGGAATCTTTTTACCATTATATCTATCTTCAAGTTTCCAAATACGTTCTTGTAAAGCATTAGCTCTATCTTTAAGAATCTTCTTATCAAGACGTTTCTCAACTTGTTTAACTTTTTGCTCTACTTGTTTTACCTGTTGGTCTTTAGCATATCGGTTATCTACCGTGAATGCTGTACCAACTAAGGTAGATATCGCGATTAAAAATCCTACAACGGTTTTAAATCCAGTACTATCTGTTTTCATTTTATAACTCCTAATAGTTCTATTAACATAGCCATTACATTTATTTCTTTATCAACTACCTGACTATCTGATAGTTCATATCTTGCAATAATTAAAATACATTCTGCTAAGTGACCTTTACCATAACCATCTACGTCATCATATAATAAACGAAACAAGTCAGCATAATCTGTAATCTTATTGTCTGCCAATAACTGTCTGATTTCATTGAATGCATTCTTTTTATTTTGTGTTTCTAAAATCTTTAGTAATTTTAGTTTGTAGTCATTTTGAATGATACTTGATGTATCTAATTTAAGTTTACCTTTTACTACGTTTCTCTGAGCTGAATTAATAACTCTACGAATATCAGGATAACCACTCTCTACTAATACTTTGATGTCTTCAGGTTTATCAATCACATTCTCTTGTACTAAAATATTATGAAGATGTTTTGCTACTTCAACTTTAGACGGTGGAATAATCTGAAAAGATTGACATCTACTTTGTATTGGGTCAATTATTCTTTCAACATAATTACAAGTCAAGATGAACCTACAATGTTTACTAAAGGTTTCCATTAGATTACGAAGAGCCGCTTGAGCGTTTGGTGTAATATAATCACACTCATCTAAGATAATCACTTTCAAATCTTTGAAACCGATAGTTGAAGCAAAGTTCTTAACTTTAGTTCTAACTGTATCTACATTGTTTTCATCACTTGCGTTTATATACAAATAATCACATTCTATATTTTTTACAAGAATCTTAGCAAGAGTAGTTTTACCTGTACCAGCTTTTCCATATAGTAAAAGATGTGGTAAATCTCCACTATCAAGATATATAGATACTTTCTCAAGTAAATGTTCGTTACCGATATATGTATCTACATTTGAAGGTCTATATTTTTCAACCCATAGAGTATTTGACATCAATCAACTTCACTAGCTGCAACTAACCAATATGTAGAATTAAAATCATCAATTTTAAAATTAATCTTAGCTAATCCTTCACTTGATATTTGTAATTCTGCACTTTCACAATCTTTATTTGCAATCAATACTTCTTTAAATAAGTTAGCATTGAATGAAATATTATCTATATTTTCAAACTTTGAAGTTGTAACTGGAATTGTAACTCTGTTCGTATTAACCGCAGAGTAACCAATAACTAACTTTGTCTTACTACTTGTCTCATCTGTAATTACTGTGAATGTATCTGTTTCAGGTAAAGCTGACTTACCAGATATAAATTTACTGATAAACTGTGGTGTGACATCTAATGCTAATTCAAATTCAGGAATTACTTTCATCTGAGGTGGTTCGTTAATGATAGATGTATCACTTAACATATAAGTGATTACTGAATAAGCATCATTTAACCCAATTGAAAAAGCAGTATCACCTGTTTTATTTATTGAAAGTTCAACATTGTCATCTAATACTGATATCAATTTCAACAATTGTTCAGTATCATAGACACCTATATCAGCGTCTTCATATCCCCATTTATCCATATGTACTTCACCTAAGAGACTTTTATCTCCTGATACAAATCGTGTACTTAATTGTTGACTACCTGCTTTACTGTTGAATACAGTAGAACCTACTGTGCCGTTCAAATAATACTTATTAATGAAACGGACCAGTTTTTGTTTACTTATCATAACATCTCCTGTTAATGTTTATAACCATATATACATATATATATTAGTTTGTTTTCTCAAAATCAAAAAAATCTTTCTATAGTTTTAGTAGCATCAGTTGGTTCATCCCAATTCATACTTCCGTACAACATCATAATTTTTTTATGTAAAGCTTGTTTATATAATTTATCATGATTTATATATTTTCTAATAAAATCTAATAATTCAATTGGGTCTTCGTGTCCTTTGTAAGCCATAGTATTTAGACCTAAAGGATTTTGTTTTAAATAAACCCATTTAATTTTTTCACCGTTTGCAATTCGATTATACCTATTTGATAATTTCTTATACGTTAAAAAATCATTATAGAATATTGAACTTTTCACGTGAACTGGTGTTCCTAACTTATACGAACTAAATATCTGACCATCTTTTATATGATACTTACTAATATTTTTAACACTTGTCGGTATTGCAATTTTATCAAACTCCATAAGTTTCATGCTATTTTTAAAGTTGACAATAAATGTATCTAAGTTTTCTTTTGGTACATCCATTAATATGTCTTCTAATACTTTAGATAACATAGTTCTCATTGCTATCGGAAAACTTGAACGAACTGTATCTAATCCCTTAACCATCATCTTATCAACTTTCTTACCATTGTCGTTGATAATCTTTAGTCCGTATCTCTTCTTAGTTACAAACAAACCACTCTTTGCAATAACCTCTTGTTTGATATCAAATCTATGTTTATCTAAATTACAAAACTTTTTAGCAAAATAATCATAACTTGTATTTAGATACGATTGAACCTCATCTGCTATATTTAAAATAGCTTTAGACATTTTATCTACATTCTTAATATCTAATTCAGGAAATCTTTTCTTTACTAACGGTGTAGCTGAATAGAATACTGAATCTGTATCAATGTATATACAATGGTCTTTAGTATCACCGAGTTCTTTATTGTAAAAAGAGTTTGCTATCTTCTTTGTAAACTTAATCAATGATTGACCAGTGTATGTAACAGCTTCTGCGTTATCTAAATCATAGAAACGAAATACTGGTAATCCCAATACACCATATAAACTATTTAACAAAACTTTCTGTAGATATTGTCTTCTATCAAAGTATTCTGATTTAGCTATATCACCGTCTTCGTGAAACTTTTTAGATAATTTACGATATTCAACTCTTTCATCAAACCATTTTCTTAATAGAGCTGGTAACAACCCATTTTTATCTGAACGATACATTACACCATTTGTTGCAACACCTACCTCTTCATTATCTAACATTTTCTTCAACTCTGTTTCAGTATACTTACCTAAAACTTTAGAATTATGTGTTATCGAATACGTTTTTTTATTATTTTTACCTAAAAACTCTTCTGGATTCCAACCTTCTATCTTACCTAATTTAGTCTCAGGAGATATGTTTAAAGACATTATACACGACGGATACATTGATGTTATATCTAAGTCATATACCCAATCGTGTTTCCCACGCTGTGGTTCCTGGACATAAGCCCCTACGAATTTTTCTAATTTCGAACGGTCAAATTTCCTTGGTTTATTCGGAGCTACAATATTATTCTTTTTAAGATATACTAAAATGGCACCTTCTAAATATCTTGACGACATAAATACGTTCTCATACGGGACGTGTCCAAGATGAGCTAGACCTCGTGCGATACCTATAAAATCTAATTTATCGTCAAGTTTTTTAATTAGTCTAACGTCTTGAATATTATATTCAACAAACTTATTTAAATCATTTTCATATAAATCATTAAGTGTACCTTCATAAGCAACTTTCTTTTCACCTACTTCATATTCACCAATAGCGTCTAATCTATAAGAAGGTCGTTCACTAAAAGTAAATCTTTTATACAGACCGAGATAATCTAAAACACTAACACCAGCTATCTTATATCGTTTAACAAATTCACTCCATTGAACTGTACCTACTGGTGATAAGAAATTTGCTATAGTTCGACCTACAATTTGTTGTGCTCTATTATACAAATATGTTATATCAAAAAACTCTACATTCCAACCTGTTAATATAGTTGGTTGTATTTCTTTATATTTTATAAAAAACTGATGTAGTAAGTCATACTCGTTTGTAAATGGTACAACTATAACATCATCATCAAAATCACCATTTAATTTACCATCTTCGTCAAGTACGTAACAATAATATTTATCAAGAAGACAGTCATTAAAACCAATTGCAGTTATCTTATTTTCAGCCTTGTTTACATCGGGAAAACCATTAGTTACCTCAACCTCAATATCAAATATCATTACACGATGACCTTCTGATACATCATCTGAATTGGTATAGTTATCAACTAATACTCTAATCTCTGGATTTACATCTGATTCAAATAATTCAGGTTGTTCTGGGTCCCAATCTGTAACTCTCTTTAGTTTATCACCATATAATGATACACTTGTACCTGCTTTATTCTTAACATAAGCGTATTTCTTATAGCGAAATGTTTGATGACCAAATTTGTCATCCCATACGTGCATAGTATTTAATTTTCTATCGTAATAGATATTTTGATACATTTATGTTATAAAACCTCGATTATTGATATATGAATATACGAATAAAATCGCATACAAGTCAAGTACTTTTTATTTCCTCTCCAGGAATTTCACAACTATCGTTGTTACAAAACTTGTCTATTTCAGCTTCTTCGTTTTTAATGACACCGAAAGTAAGTTTACCTAGTTTTTTAATTTGTTTATCATATTCTTTTTCATCAATTGACTCGTAAGGCATTTGTTTGTAAGCACCTAACTCGTGTCTTGGTAACAAAGAAATACCTTTCAATCTGTACTGAAAGTAATTTAATACGTACGGTAGTTGTTCAGCTTCTGTTTCAGGGTTGAATGTTGCTGTACAACTTACTTGATTATCAGCCCAATGACGTTGTAAGAACGCAGCCAAACTAAATTGTTCCCAAATAGAAAGTTCAGCTGCTGTTCTTATACCCTCACCGACATCCACAGGAACCTCAACTACCATAGTAGTGTCTTCTGAACCAAACGCTGGTTCTAACTTGTATCCTGCTTTTTTCAATGGTTCTAATAATTCTGAATGATTTGATAGTCTTACTCTCCGAATATAAAAACGACTTTCGGGATAATGTAACCCTGGAGTAGCACCAGCCAATAATCCTCTCCC